ATCCATTCCTTCTTCGCTAACAGCTTCTGGCTCTGCAAGTGCTTCTTCTTCCTCTGGTGTTTCAGGTTCTTCCTCAGCAACTTCTTCTTCTGCAGAAGCGTCAAGTTCTTCCGTGACTTCTTCATTATCAGATTCCTCTTCTTCTACGGGTTCAAAATTAAGATCTACGTCAAATTTAGTATCTTCTTGCTTAATGGGATCGCCCCCCGGCATAGCTTCTAGAAGCATTTCATCCATAAGCGTTTCATTGGTTTTTTCTTTCTTAGCCATCTCTTCTACCTCCTTGGTTTGGTTTCATGGCAGCAGTAGCAATTTTTGCCGCTGCAGTCGTTTCACTTTGTTCTTTCCTTACTTCGTTGGTCATACCAGACAACCTTTCACGTAAGTCAAGTTCTTCGCGCTTCATCTGAAGTTTGCTTTGTAACTCTGCCACTTTTACTTGTGGTTCGCTAGCTTCACCTTGAGCTTTAGCCATGTTTAACTGTGTAACAGATTGTAAGTTCTGTACTTCAGCCTCGAGTCTGGCAATTTCAAGTTGTGTTTGTGTAATCGCGGCTTCAGCCTGGAACTGTTGTAATGCAGCTTCTGCTTCAGTAGGTGGAGCCATTCCTTGCATTTGTCTAATGCGCTCTGCAATTTCTGCTTTCTTAGCAAGATGTGAATATTCAATAATGATATCATCTGGAATTGGTACACCCGCTTTTCTAAGCTCAATGGCTTGTGCAAATTGTGTTTCTTCAAAGTTATCTCTAGAAGGTGCTGTTCCAATAATGACTTCATATTCACCTAAAGTAAGATCGTTAATGATGTTACCTTCGGGGGTCATTTCATTTATTTTAATTGGAACTTTTGGTTTACGTGGATCATTCTCATCTGTGATTTGTACAATCCTTTCTTCTGTGTAATATTTTTGTACTAAGTTTAAAACTTTTTCTGCTAAATATTGTCGTGTTTTCCTTAAGTTATCTAAAGGAACCTGAATCATTAAAACACCGCGGTTCTGTTTTGCTTGAATTGCAATACCAGAAACCTCGGGGCTATCTGTCCCCAACATGGCATCAGAAATACCACTAATTGTTTTTATATTAATAGCCGCTTTTTGGCTTATACGATCCAGACCGGTGGGAATCTGGTTTGGGGGGATCTTACTTGGGGGAGTAGAGCCTCGATTATACTCGAGGACTAAACCAGTTTCCGCACCGTGTTCTTCTAAGTCATCTGCTGTCATTCCTGTAAGAGAACCTGACTCAACTACCCAACCACTGTTTGCGGTTGTATTTACAATGTGTAGTTCTTGAGATGAAATTTTGTTTAGTTGTTCTTGTGGTGAAATTAAGTTTCTTACCATACCAAAAGGTTTACCCCTTCTCCAATATGGGAAGTAAGGAACTAAAGTAAAATGATCGTATGGAGACCAGTCATCAAATAAAACAACTGTATCTGCTGTTACAGTCCATTTAACTTTTTTAATGGTCTTTGTAATAATATAAAGACCCATATCATCAGCAAATTTTTTGCGTTTGCGTTCATTCCAATTATATGGAACTTCTCTTTGATCACCACTAACAGGATCAACATAGAACATACATTTTTTTAATTTATAATGCTGTCTTTCTATAACTCTAATTGACCTTATCGCTTTTGCTTCTTCGGGGTTATTAGGGTAATCACTTGCATATTCTCCAGTGTAAGTATCCCCATATCTTTCTTCTTCATATTCAATTGAATCTGAACCTAAGGTTGATCCTACTTCTGCTATTATTCTTAATTTATCCGCTTTCTTTTGCCCATAGATTTCTTCTATATCATCTATGCTCATCCATTTTGTTTCAAAGATTTCATTCCAAGTTTTTGGATCATACTCTTTTGCATCTGGATCAATAATAATGTCAAGCGGGTCTTTAGGTGTAATTCTTACTTCACCTTGTATGTGATCAGAAAAATCTACTCTTACATCAAACCACCCTCTATCTTGAATTAAACCATCAGAAAAAACTTGTGATTCTATCCAATCGAGTTTGTTGTTATCAGAAATCTGCATGAAAAGTTTTGTTAGCAAGTCAGCAGTTTCTTGCATACCAGACCCCCGCGGTTTGAATTGTACATCCGCACGTCTGGTGCTTTGTTCACCAATAACAGTATTAATAGTAGGTAAAATTGTGTTGATTGTTAACGCGGGTCGACCCTGGTCGTCTAACGTTGCTATATCAGCTTCGTCCCATTGTTCGCCGCGATAAAAAGCGTCGCACTGTTTTGCTATTTCAATATAGTCATCATGACCGTTGTCCCTGGCTCGTGTATAAGATTCCCATTGCCGACGGGCAATGTTTAGCTCTTCTGCTGCGTCCAGTTTCTTTTTAGGTTTTTTATACTCTGCCATTAAGCACTCATCGATGATTTATGTTTCTCGCCTTTAGTTAAATGTTTTAACTTATCTCTCCAAGATGGAACATGCTCCGGTCTTTCATAGAAGGTAGCAAATTCTGTCATCATTAAACCTATCCATGCCAATGCATCGACTTGGTCATCATGGGCTCCATTTGGAAAACGTAAAAGTTCTGCAACCATGGTTCCAGTCCAAACAGCGTCCTTTGGAAAGTATACCATACCTTGTTGCATTCTACCTTGAATTGCACGTGCTCTTGCTTCTTTATCTCTACGACCTACTTTTAGGTCTTTAAAGTAAGCTTCGTTTAATCCCCGTTCTCTAGTACGTTTCTGCAAAAAGGGCCCCAAGGCCATTTCAATATGACCTCGTTCTATGCCCACTATACCTGGGCGCCAAGTTTCGTACAAGTCTAAAATTTGTTCTACTAATTCAAACCCATCATATTTTCCGCGAACGACATCAACAACAAATAAATTATCATATTCATCGACCCCGACAACAATACCAACTGAATAATCGTTCCGGTCACGTTGTCCGATCGCAAGGTCCCACGCGCAATAGTAATTAAGCTGTGCATATTCAATGTCTTCATCCTCATAATAACGAATCATGTCTCGGCTAAAATAATCGCCTTCGTCGGATACTGGATTCTGTTGATACAGAGCAGACCAATCTCGGGGACCGATGGCTTTCCTTATCTGCTCGAGCGCGTCCACATTATAACGCTCTGGATGTAAACTTTCACCATATTTTCTAAAAGTTTCATCAATTTCTGCAATCGCTGGGTATTTAATTACTTCCCACTGGTCAGCACCTTCTTCTGCTTGTTTTAATAATCGACCAGCTAAATCATCATCGTGCCATCTTGTGAGAATTACAAGTATTCCACCCCCGGGTGATAAACGTGTATAAGCAGTTGATGTATACCAATCCCAGGTCGCATCGCGGTTGTTATCTGATTCTGCATCTTCGCGGTTTTTTACCGGATCATCGATAACCATTACGTGTGCACCTTTACCAGTAATACCTCCACCAACACCCGCTGCAACATAACCACCACCTTGAGTCGTTTGCCACGATTCAATTGACTGAGAATCTTTATCCAGCCTAGCTTTTTCAAAGACATTTTTATATACTGGTTCTCTAAGGAGTTGACGAACTTTTCTTGAAAAATTCATTGCAAGAGAACCTGAATACGAACAACTTATGAACTCGTGATTAGGATGTCGACCCAAATGCCAAGCAGGGAATGCAACACTGGCTAAAGTAGATTTACCGTGTCGCGGTGGCATAAAGAGCATCAACCTTGGTGATTCTTTATTTGCTACTTGATCACTAAATTTTTCTAACCTTTGACAGATATCTTTGTGTACCCAGCCGGCTAAATAATCTGGATTAAAACGTTCAACAAATGGGAGTAATCTTTTACGTGCTAAGATTCTTTTTGCTAGTTCTTGTTCCGCTTTTACTTGTGCGGATAAGTCTTCTTGTTTCGCTTGAGCCGGTTCAGACTTCAACTGGGGCTCGGGAACTTTTTCAGCCTCGTCCGCCCTACAGTAAACACATATATCATCTAACAATATAAGGGTTTCATGATATAACCCTTTACATCTTTGGCATTCAATTTTTTGTGTCATTAGCTGGCTCTAAATATTTTGTATCTGCCCCTGCAATTCTTAGCAACTCTGCATCGGACAATCTTTCCAACTGTTCTACTTTATCCACATTGATATTTATCTGCGTTGCGTTCTCAGGCATAAATAGACCGTGGAGCTTGCACAACGAATCGACAACATTTTTTTCTTCAGTCGCGGTCGCCGATTTACGGTGCGCTTCTAAATACATTCCCGTTGCTGTGTTTTTATCAAACTTAACTTCTTCACGCATTTCATTACGTAAATAGGCCAGAGCTTTTTGTAATTTTTCTGTTTTAAATAAAGAGTAAACACGGTCTACATCTCTATAGCCCGCAGCTCTCCCAGCGGCAGCTTTTGTCATACCGCGTAAATGAAATAACACCAACCTTTCTTATTGAACAGAAAGCTCGTTTAGGTGTAATCCTGCATAAGGTAAGTGGGATTGAAACTCCGCTCTATCCTGTTCGGTTATTTCTGTAGGTCTGTCTTCGTCTAATAAACGCATGTAAAGGAGATTATATTAGTATTCCTCTCTGTTTGTCACGATATTCTTGCACCACCAATAGAGCTCGTGATCATCGAGCACGTGTTTCATGATGTTAACTCGATAACAAACTAACTGTAAATTCATTTTGGTATATGGACCGTCGGGCTGGATTCGGTCAATACTGGCATTAAAATCATGGTAGCCCCCACCTTTTCTCCACGTCATAATATTATTGGACAACGCACAACGGCCCTCTTGTTCTTCCCACAATTCAAAAAGATCCTCAACACTAAGGTCCCATTCGCAAGTATCTTTGCGCTTGTTTTTTAGGCTGTTGAACACGTGTCGTAGAAAACGTTTGGGGTCCCCGCTCGATCTCCGTTGTCGAAGGTCGACGGTACACGCTTTGCA